TTATATTGCGTATATTATCCACGTCCAGCCCCTAACGTGATACCGCTTTCATAGATCCTTGTCAGGTGACATAGAACTAGTCACCCTTACAAACCTAGCTAATTTATGGTATTAGCAAACATTACTTTTAATTCTGGACTTGCACCATAGTTAATAAATCATAGTAGTTATCCACTATTTTACTCTCGCTAGAAGTGATTTATTAACTAGCTTATTAGTTCGGGTATTTAAACCATTTATCTTATCAATAGCTATCTTAATGTACTCCTGACTCTACATGGTATTAATACTATTAATACTACGACTAGAGTTATTGTAGTCTTGGTTATCCCAAGCAGTTACATTTACTTACTATCAGTTCTAAGATAAAAACTAACGTTATAAATCATTACGGGATTAGCGGATAGTCATAGATAGTTAAGTGCTATAGTTGCCTACTTTCACTTAACTAATGACTTATTAACTATGATTAGTTAACTTTCATATCAAGTATTACAACAATCTACTTTCCCGTAGGATGAGATTATTTGGTTTTCAGTGGTTCAGTGTGTGAGGTCGTTTCCTCCACTTCTTCAATATACACTGACTACTACATACTCTACTACATAGTTTTGAAGGCTAGAACCCTTACACAGTAAGGGTTTCAGAGGTTGAGGAATGTGGGATTTTGGGTGAAACAAATACATAAATCATACATTACACAACTAACTCAAAACTACATACCAACTATATATACCATTACCCCCACTAATACAATGTAGAATTAAGGTAATAATAAAACTCATAATTACGTCATGGCAAATGAACTATTCCCCTGGGACATCATTGAAAGAGAGTTCGTACAAGGTAGAGATGAGAGAGATGCAGGTACTGGACTTAAACGTAAGACATTTCCAACTCATGAACAACTATGTCAACAATATGGTTGCAAACTAGAAACAATAAGAAATAGAAGTCAAAGTGGCAAATGGTTATTACAACGTACTCAATTCAAACGTAAACTACGCATCAAGAATACCGAAATTAATCTAGATGACTTGATGGGAGAAAGCGGTAAGTTCGATGCACAACATCTAAGAATACTAGAGAAGACTAATCAACTAATGGAAGAGTTTCTAGAACCATACGTAACAGGAGGTTATGATGATTTACCACTACTTAAACCAAGAGATCTCAAAGATATAATAGGAGCAATTAAAGATAGCGTAACTACAGTGAGAAGTATTCTAGGTGAGCCTAACACGGCATCACTATTAGATGAGATTAAAGAAGCAACATTAACTGAGCGTAAGAATAAGGAAGTAAGTAAAACTAGACTTGCTCACTTAAACAAACTACTAACTGATAGTGATAAAGTTAAAGAAGAATTAGAGTTACGACGTGCTGAGATACGTAAGCAACTTGATAACAACAATACTAAATAACAACATGATCTATTTAATGTCAGATATAGCGGAGTTCAAACAAAGTAAAGCTAAGAACAACAATCTCAAACGTAACTTAATGATAGGAGCAGGATTACTTGGAGGTGTTGCATTAACAACTATAGGTGTTCGTAGTTATTTAAGGAATGGTAAATTAGTTAGACAAAGTACACGTAAAGTTAACAAAGTAAATAATGTCATTGATCCAATGAAGTTAACTACACCTAAAGAAATAATAGATAATCATCAATCAGTTATGAGATTAGTTATTCCACATAAATTAGCTAAAAACTTTAAAGAAGGTCAAGTATTAGATCCTGATCAATTAGACGAACTTGTATCAAATAGTCCTTATTTTAAAATAGATAACAAAAATACACCAACACCATCTAATTTAAAACTTGATAATAATATTAAATTAGATGATGATAGTATGTCAGACACTTACATTGAAATAGCACATACAGCTAAATCAAATAATACAGCTATTAGATATTACATTAAAGAAGATATGAATAAAAATAATAAAGGTGTAATCTTAGTAAATAAACATTTAAAAACTCTAGACGGAATGCAAGATTTCAATAGAATCTAAAACAAAAGCAAAACTATCACGTAAGAAAAAAGGTAGGACAACGAAGCAATCTAATCAAGGCGCGACCTAACCTAAGTATAAATTTATACTAAGTACAAGACGCGCACTAAATAAGCTACCTAACATGAACTAGGTAGCTTTGATCTATTTACCTAAACTTACGTTCTGTATAATCATATGGTTTCCACTTTAATATCCATTATCTGTTATGGTGGATTAGTCCACGTTATTAACTTAAACTATACTAACATGACTTCCCGCGAACAATTAGAAAAAGAACTAGCTAACATAGAGAACAAGTTATATGAACTAGCGATACTAGATAATAAGGATGAACAGTATGAATTAGAATCACTACTAGAAGAACAAAGTTACGTTCAAGCATATCAATCTAGTTACAGTTTCCTAGCTCATAGTTGGCAGACATTCAATGGCGAAGTATTCCTACCAGCTAAACATCTACACGCAATAGCCGAACATCTAGATGCAACATTAACTGGTGAAATAAAACGACTTATAATTAACGTACCACCTAGAACTGCTAAGTCAGCATTAGTAACTAAAGCATTTCCAGCCTATTGTTGGATAAGGCAGCCTCATCTTAAATTCGCCAACGTTAGTTATGGTTATGGATTAGCAGAAGAAGGTAGTGTACATAGTCGTCAGATAATGCAATCTGATTGGTATAAGCGAGGTATGGCTACAGTATGGCGCGATATGGGTGCTACACCATGGGAGTTCAGACGCGATAAGAATATGAAGAATGACTATGAGAATAATGCTAATGGTCGTAGATTCGCCACATCATGTCCTGAAGGTATCTTCACTGGTATTGGTGCAGACACAATTATAATTGACGACCCTGTTAAAGCTAACGCTGCATATAGTAAGAATACACTTGATAAAGTTAATCAATGGGTCAGCAATACTCTGATGTCGCGTTTAAACAACCAATCAGAAGGTGTTATCATCTTGGTTCAACAAAGGGTTAGTGAAATGGATATGACTGGTTTTTTCTTACAACAAGAAGGAGTTTGGGAACATCTATGTCTCCCAATGGAATATGAAGACACTCAGAGATACTGGACTCGCATTGGTTGGACTGATTGGCGCACTAATCAGAATGAATTACTTGAACCAATTCGATTTCCGCGAGATGTGGTTGAGAGGCTCAAGAAGGACGAGGAATGGAGCTATGCTAGTCAATATCAACAACAACCAGTTCCGCTCGGTGGTGGACTTATTAGGCGTGAATGGTGGCAGAATTGGTACATACTTCCAACTCAGTTTGATGCAACTTGCATGGCATTCGATTTATCTATGAACGATAAGGAAACTAGCGATAATACGTCACTTATAGTTATGGGACGTAAGGATAACAAGTTCTACATTATTGACTTAGTGTATGGCAAAATGGATATACTTAAACAAGTAGAATCCATAATTGAGTTGTGTAATAAGTATCCGATGATAAGAACTAGGTTAATTGAACAACGTGCAAATGGAGATGCTGTAATTGCATTACTTAAACGCACCATAACTGGACTTATACCACTCATAACTAAAGGTGATAAAGAACAACGTATCCTTAGTTGTGTGCCAGAAATTAATGCAGGTAACGTATTAGTTCCAGATGAGAATGTACATAGTTGGATTAAACCACTATTACTAGAAGCTACTATGTTTCCACGTGGTAAGAATGATGATGCTATTGATAGTATGCAGATGGCACTTAATCATCTAGTTACGTCAAACATCGTTACTTATATGCCACTTCAAGTTATTACAGATAGTCCAGGTAATACAACTCGTGCTGAAATAAGAGAACATATAATGGATAGTAGTTATGGTGTTACAGTTAATGTGACTCGTAACTATATTAAAGGTTTATTTGAATAACACTATGACTATTAATCAGATATTAAAGAAAGCATATACAGATCAATCTCATATAACTCTGTTTATAGACAACATCGAATATCAGTTTGATAATGCAATAGTAACTAGATTAACTAGAACTGAGATAACATTCATGAGTCCGGCGTATCATCCTGATGGAACTTGTCTAATTGAATATACATTTGATAGAACATTAGTTATTGGAGTTGGTCGTATCGTAGCTAGATTAAATGTAGATAGTAAGTTACCACCAGATGCGTTCATGTTATAATAACGTTAGTGACCAAAAAAATAAGCACCCTCTTAATTGAAGGTGCTTTTTCTTTATGTTGCAGTAGTTAAATAACTTCGTCTATTAACCCTGTTTATCGTACCGTGCTTTACTCTTGTATTCTTTAGCTGGTCTGAAGCTAACCTTCTTATGAGCTTCAACTAACTTAGGTTCTTTAGTAAAGATAGTGCTAACTGTACGTTCCTTAACTTCAGTTGTGCTAAATGTACCAAATCCCTTAATGCTAACTGACTCAGTTAATGATGCTGCTTTAATTGCTTCAATCATAGCCATGAAAGCTACTTGTAACTTGTACTTAGGAATAGTGTCAGTGAACTTATCGTAAACTGCTCTAGAACCAACTTCTACTAAATGTTCAACGTTCATTGTAGTTATGTGTATGTAATTAACTAATGACTAAGATAACATAGATCTATGAGAAATGACAACTACTTGCATTAATTAAGTTAAGTTAGTATGATATAGTGGATGAGTAAGAAAAAAGAGGATGAATTAATATGATTAAACAAGGTGATGTAATAGAAGTTGAACTAGAATGTGAAATATGCTGCGATTACTGCATGGAAGTAATTCATGTGCATCTAGAAGAATGTCCTATATGTAAAACAGGTTATCCTGGTACATCAATGTATGGATCGCCACAAGATTATATTAATGATAGGTTTAATTGTGAAAAGTGTAATAGTGAATTTAAGTTATTAAGTTGGGATTATCCTGATGCTATAGTTGAAGTAATTAAAGGTGTTAACTAATGAGTGATGATAAAACTAAAGAAGAAATAGAAGCTGATCTACAACGACAGTTAAAAGAACTAGATAAGATTATTGCTGACTATTGGGATAATAAGGATAAAGATAATGACTAAAACATTAGCAACTAAGATGGTTAACTTTAAAGTAACTGAGGAACAATATCAACAGTTAGTTAAGTTGGCTGAACTAGAGAAGAGATCAATTAGTAACTACATTAAACTAAAACTTGAATTATTGTAGTATGATGTAGAGGTAAGAAAAAATAAGGATAAGTAATATGAGCGATGTCTATTTAGATGAATATATTTACGCTACAGCACTTGCTAAAGATCATGGTAAAGAGGTTAAACATTGGTTAGAAAACGCAGGAACTAAAAAAGCTATTAAAGCAGTCGAGTCTGAAATTTTAAAACAATGTGTAATTAAACGTCAAGGTGGTAACTTTACTAAACAAGGAACATGGATTCATAACAAATTATTACCGTACTTTCAACAATGGTTAAATGTACATAGTATTAGATATGAGTTTAAAAAAGACGAAACTGAATTTAAATTATTATTAGAATCTACATTTAAAGACCTATTAGTGTTTGAATATCAAAAGAAAGTAGATAATTATTATTTAGATTTTTATAATGAAAAATATAATCTAGTTATTGAATACGACGAAACACATCATAACAACGTAGATATTAAAGATAACGATATTAAACGTGAACAGTATTTAATTGCTAAATTGAACTGTACTATTATTAGAGTTAAACAAGGTGAAGAATTTCAAGGTATTAATCAAATTATTAAATTTATGATGGAGAACAAAATTAATGAGTAATATAGTTAAAGCCTTTGATTTTAATAACGAATCAATTTATCGCCGCACTTCAGATAACTATTGGAATGCAACTGCAATGTGCAAAGCAGGTGGTAAAAGAATAGATCACTTTTTCGAGAACAAATGGTCAAAGTCTTATATAGAACAGGTTTCCACGATCACCGGAATTAAGGGTAACGAACTTGTTCAAACAATTAAAGGTGGTAATCCTTATGAACAAGGAACTTGGGTACATGAAATAGTTGCAATACGAATAGCCCAATGGTTATCACCTGAATTTGCTGCTAAAGTTGACTTAACTCTATATCAACTAAAACAGCAGTATCAACAGTCACATCAATTACTACTAGAACAAGAGTCCGCCAATGTACGCGGGATTCCAATTGCGCCACGTAATGAAGTTGATTTAGCATTCCGCATTAAGAACTGGATTGATTTATGTACTGATGGTGGTAGATTCTACATTGAACATCCACTAATCAATACTATTAATGCAGCAACTAAAACTAGAAGAGTTGACTTCGTTAAATCTAATGGACGTAATGTTATAGTATATGAGTTAAAGTTAAATAAGATAACTACAAATGACATAGCTAAAACTATAGGAGATAAAGGTTATTATCAACTATGTGCTGATAAGTTCAATCGTCCCATTAAGTTTATATTCCTATCACCGTTAGGTATAACTAATGAAGCACAGTTACTACTAGATAGGATGAATGATGTGAGTTTCCTAACTACACAACAACTATGTCAGGAGTATTATGTTAAAGGTAAGAAAAATAAGTGGCGCAGTTCTGAATGGTATTTAGATGTGCAAGTTAAAGATGATAAGTTCTCACATCTATTCACAGATGAGTTTATTAATGATGTTACAGTTAAGTTAACTAAGGTAAAGTAGAGTTATGAAACACACAGTATTAATAAGTTGTTTAAGTGGTGTTATTTATGAACAACTTAAACCAGATACATCTAACTACATTACTTATAACTACGATAACGAATCTAAGTTATGGACAATTAAATTAACTTGGTATGTAGGTAATAAGTTAATGGGTTATAGATTAGCTATAACTGACTTTGATTTAGATACGATATATCAGAACTTAATTATTGAGAAGTATACAACTGAAGTTATCGCCGCATATAATAAGTCATTCGCTACGCCAACATGAATAACATTGAATTTATTAACTACGTTAACACTAACTTTGTAGACACATATAAAGCTCATCTACAACAGTATGTTCCTTATCCTTATATAATGTTTAAAAGTATTGAACATAACGTGTTTACTAACATCCCAGTATATCCAGATCAAGTTATATCTGAGCAAGCTAAAGATGAGATATTAAACTCTGTTAATAATTACTTCAGTAACTTAATTACAACTAACTAAGGATAACTAAATTAAGTTAAACTACATATAACACTAGAAGCCGCCACTAATCGTGGCTTATTTATTATGAACATCAACAAGTACATTAAAGAACAAGATGAGTTAGTTACTGCATTTACAGATGGATTAACTAATAGTATAGGTAACTCATTATCGCGTAAACAAGATAACTTAAGTCTCATTATCAGTAATCAATTAACTAAGTTATGGAATGATAGTTGGAATCTCGGACGTACTCATGCAATAGATGAAACGCCGCCATCCCTTTTTTCTTACTCTGATAGCATTGCGGAATTTGCATCACCACTTGAGAAATTAAGAAATGAGATTGATGAAATTACTAAGGAAAAGGAAGGTTATCAATCTGAGTTAGATAGAATACGTCGTGATTATCAAGATAAAGAAGGTAATTATAGTGGTACTAAGATATTAAGATCAATTGATAAAGAAGGTACTTATAATGATGTAGATAAAGTTAGAGCTATTCAAGTTATACGTAATCGTGAAGATGAGTTAAATGCACTTATCGCAGCTAAGGATAACTTAATTAAAGATAAACAAGATAAGTTTTTTGAATTAACTGATCCTGCTAACATAGCTAAGTTAAATGAGTTATCTAAAGATACTAAAGATGTTACACCTGAAGTATTACCTCGTGTTAATAAAGCTGAAGTTAATCAACAATTAAGTAAAGCAGTTAGAGATAGAGATGCTTGGCGTAAATCATTTGTAGATGAGAATGGTAATTTAAACTTAGCTAAGTATAGAAGAGTTAAAGGTTATGACACTTCTGATAGTGATGCTGATGTATTAAAACAAATGAAGAGAGAAGAACTTGATTTAATTAATGAAGTTAAACGACATAATCAAACACTTAATGATATTAATGATAGACCTAAATCAACTAAAGGTATATCAACTAGAGAACAACGTTTAATTGAACGTACCTTAAAGAAGCAACAGAAGTTACAAACAACTAAGTTAGATGCTAGTAAGATACCTGCTAATATTAGAGATTCAGTTCAAGCAATTGAACAACGTCGTCAAATTGAATCTACTAGAGGCGATGTACCATTACTTGAACAAACTGAGTTTGGTAAATCGTATTTAAATAGACGTATTAATACTATAGGTAA